TATTCAACGCCACCAGACTCAACTTTTTTACGCAATGATGATAACTTCTTAAGCATCCTTTGGTGCTTATTAGTAATAATTTCTTCACTGCCTTCATATATTGATATTCGGTGTTTTGCGCTTTGATATATGTCTTTCATACTATTCTATTGGAACAAGTGCAATATATATTGATGCACTTCTATCCCTCCACCTTTTTCTATTTTCATTAATAGCTTGTATTTCAATATATTCATTAATAAGATAAGGCGTAGTGTTTGATGCTATCCTACCAATACCAGTTCCATCATTTGAAAACACTCTTTTTAATACTGACCCTGAAATGGAGCTATCAAATACAACGGTATCGTCGATAATAACTTTGGTAATCGACACGCCTTCATCACTTATTTCAATACCACCAAAAGTAAATACACCACTACCTCTAAGAACTGTTATCGGCTGATATGTTTCATTTGGTATTGTTACTTCAATAACGCCAGCAACTGTACTATCAGTATCATCGTAAGTGTTAAGTGCGTATTCTGGTAGTCTTGGTACAGTAATAATACGCCTGAGAAGACTTGATTTTATATTGTTTTTATCAGTCATTCAACAACTCCCAATTACCACTACCCGCATAAACTATAGTAAGCTCAGTCATGGTATCAATAATAAATGTAGTTGATGAACCGACAGTCGTAACGATAGCCTCATTAATAGTATCATTGACTGTAAGCGTTGAAGATGTTACAGCATTCGCACTTCTGACAACAATACAATCGCCAACATTTACAGTAGACGTGGCAGGTAGTGTCATTGTTTGATTAGAAGTTAAATAGTATTTTACACCAATATCTAAAGTTATTGATGTTGATAATACATTGTAATTGCCTACAGTATCAATGGTTTTTATTTCGTTTTGTAGTTGGCCTTTTGTTAACGCCTCGTCATTATTAACAGCATCCCCTATTTGTATGGGCGAAAGTGTCGTCTTGTCGCTTTCATAAAAACTAAACTTGCTGTTAACAAAATCGTATTTTACCATGCCTCCGCGCTTACCCAATTCAAGGTTATTGTTCACGCTAGACAAGTTATAACTTTTCAATGTGAGAGTACTCATTAAATTCCCTTATTTTATTCTACTGATTAATATTTACGCTAACATTGATCTACAATATGTCAATATATAATCACCAATAAATAGTTTAAAGCGATATCTATTTAAAGGAGAACGTCGTCATGGCTAATATTATAGTCAACGCTAATGGTACAATTAGCGATTCTTTTTCAATTGGAAAATCCGGTAAAGGTATTGTTATTTATCAAGGTGATACAGTACCTTCAAACCTTTTAGGCAATACCGGGGATGTATTCATAAAACGAACATCAGAACCTTTAATCCTAAAGAAAAAATCAACTGGTTGGGTTAACGTTAATAATAAAGAAGTTATTGCTATAGCCAGTTCAAACATAATAAGTCCCACACAATCATCAACTGTATACCTAATAGATAGCTCTTCTTCAAGTTTAACACTAACCCTTAGTACGTCAAGTATGGATATTGGAAAAGAGATTATTTTCAAGGATTCTACAGGTTCATCAGCAACTAATTCTATAACCGTACAAACTGAAGGGTTGGAAACAATTGATGGGCAATCGTCATTTACTATTTCTTCAAACTATGCATCTATATCTATTATATCAGATGGTAGTAACTGGTTCATTATATAAGGGAGAGTCATGAGTTACCTATTTAACAACGAAATAACTTTTGAAAGAAACCAACAATTGGATGCCTTTGGCCGTTTACGTGTATCAGAGTTAAACACATATTTCGACTCTCCACTAAAACATCATGAAGAAATATACACATGGGATACCCTTACAGAAGGATGGTATTCCAACACTTGTTGATAACAAAACATTGACTGGATGGTGGGACTTTACCAACGACCAATTAGTTCCTAATATTGAGCAAAAGGGAAGCTTTGATATATACACTGTCGATGTTACGGTTGCTAGACTTCTAAATGATTTGGACTTAATGCCCAAAGCCTCTGGCGAGAACTGTATAAAAGCTGATAATGCTTGGAAGGTATTTCCGGGCTATAAATTTAAATTAATAGCTAACAGTATAGAAGATGGCGATTGGGATGTTAGTTTAGTATTCCATATGATCAAAAGGAAAACAGTAAGTTATTAAGCTCACTGTTTTTTAAATATTACTAGGTAAACCCCTTTTTGTTTTGTTTGCTCTACAAACTCAAACTTTTTCACTTCAAGATATCTAAGCATCTTAGGATGTTCTAAGAACTTCTCCACCTTCTTAAGTGTAGAATCATCTACTGCAACAAACATCAGTTGGTCAAGACGGGTATAAAACTTTGCCACTAGCACCTCGGTCATCTTTTCCAATTCATCACGGTATTCAAACGCTTTATTGATGTTTATAGAGTTCATTAACTGACCAATCGAACTTACCACCATAGTAAACGGGTCAGGATTCTTAGTGGTTGTGAACATAATCCTACCATCTGTGTATAGAAGAACTAGAAGAAAAGTATCGTCTGCTACCTTTGATGCAATAGCAAACGCTTTCTTTTCACTTATATATGTCACTTTGCCGTCATTTAGTTCTTCATTGGAACCATAAGTCGCTTCATATAAATCTGACTCACGCATCTTTAGCTCCAATCATCATCTATGGCTTGAGTATATTCATTACTAAAGGTTATCATTCCAATGTCTTTGAGCTTTTCTTTATCAGGAAGATCGCCTTCGTAATCGTAGCTTAATGTTATATGCGGTGAATAATCGTCATAGGAATGGATAAACCCACTTGCTAAAAGCTCGTTATGACGCGCTTGCAAATCTGGCGAATCCAGTTTAACAACAAGGCAGTTTTTTTCTGGCCCAAATAACGCAAACTCGACAGGCTTTGCTTCATAGACCAAATCACTACTTGGCGGAATCAACGGATTGCCTTTATCTTCAGAATACATTAAGGTTACATGTATCTTTTCATCTTCAATAGGATTTTTTAAGTTTAGTTTTTTAACTAACTTTTTAATTTTTTCCATACCATCTTCATCAGGAACAACACCAAAATAAGTTCCGTTCTTGAATGATTTGTAATAATAATCAAATTTACTTCTGTCAAAATAACTCATCGTTTACCCTCAATGTATTGTTTAAATATTGAATCATGTTCTTCTTCAATATCATCACTCCAATCGAAATTATCATCATCGTCTCTATTTGCTTCTAAGCTTTCCATAATTGCGCTATCATGGTGGTTTTTCATATCTTCAACCAAAGTATCAACACATTTGTTAAAAATAATATCATTGATATCGTTTTCTAGTAGATCAAACTCATTAGCTTCTTTAAACTTAGCAGGATTACGCTTGAAAAAATCAGCTATGCCAACAGCGGCAGCAAACCCTATAATACTTCCAACAAGATAATTGTAATCGTCACTAACTTGCTTTTTTAATTTTTTAGGCAAGTAGCTATAGACCATGTTGGGTTTAGGCTTTTCAGCATTAGGGTTTTCTTGACGATACTCTTTGTACATCTTAGACATTGAGTTATACATCTTTATGTACTTGGGGCGGTATTGATTAATGATTTCTTTTTCAGCTTCTGGACTCAATCCAAAAGACGATATTAGTTCTTCGAAAAATTTGGTGCTATAAAGCATCCCATTCTTTTCATATTTTTGTAGAAGAAGATTGTAGTCGAAATACATTTTATCTTTAAGTCGTTTAGTCATTTCTTTGACTTGCTTCTTCATTTGTTTAGACATAGATGCATTGTTTCTAGTGGTCACTTTACGCATTACTTTTTTATATGCGTCTTCAGTACCAGACTTGAGGTCACCCATTAAATTCTTAGCACCTTTGAATAATGATGAAAGGCTATCCTTTAGCCCTTCATCTAAGTTTTCTCGATCAAGATACATAAACATAAATGTCATGCCATTTTGATCTTCGAAAATCATATCACATGGTATTGAATTTAACTCTGAAGCAAGTTCACTTTCTTGATCTTTTGATGCTTCAGAAATAACGTTTCTTAGTTTCTTAATATCAGCCATTTCTTTACCTTTTTGTAAATCTGAACTTCTGCGGATTACGGTTCTTAATAGCAGATAATAGACGCTTTTCTAATAAAGCCGCCGCTTCTTCTCCGTACTTTTCTTCAATCTCTTCAATTAAATTAATACTAGAATTTATGACGTGATCTGCTCTAGTTTTAATAACCGCTTCCGAAAGTCTGCTACGGCCATTTTCTATTAAGCAATCTAAGATTCCGCTACTCATGTGTTATCCCAATCCTCATCGTCTTCGCCGCTTATAAATCCTCTGAGTTTGGCAAGCTTATTGCTTCCCATTCCGGCTGCAAGTTCGTTCGGTAGCTTAGCTCCCGTTTCGATATCAACAGCCTCATAATTTTCATCGTCGGCATTTAACGCGTTTTGTATTTCGTTATATTGTTTCTCTGTTCCACTCATCTGTGTTTTAGACGAGTTTGAATTGCTCATGTATGTATTTATGTTTGCTAAGAAATCAGGATCATCTTTTACCAAGTCCAGAAGCAGTTCACGGACATGGTGCAGGTCTTCATCCACGGCGAGGCGCAGGCCGTCATGCACAACTTGCGGCCCTACATCCGCAAGGAACGCGGC